GGATGCAGCTCGAAGCTGACAACACGCAGCGTGAGATACAGACCATCGGTCTCGAAGAATACAAGAAGAACCTTGACGCGGAGGTAGCGCAAGGCGCTATCACCAACAGTGAGAAGATCGAGCAACTCAAGGAGTATTACCGTCAAGTCCATGATCTTCAGCTTCAAGGACTTGAAGAGCAGCTCAAAATGCCCGGGCTTAATCCCGAGCAGGTGCAGAAGATCAACGACCAAATCCTTGTGCTGCAGGCGAAGTATAACTCTCAGATCGCCGACATCAACGCGCAAGGTGCGACTGAGTCCGCCAAGGAGTGGCAGCAAGCGTTCCAACCTATCGGTCAAGCTTTCGACGGCCTCGTCTCGACGATCTTGCAAGGTAATCAGTCCATCGAGCAGGCTGCGTTGCGCGCCGCATCTCAGATGGCCCAGGCCTACATCAAGATGGCGGTTGAAGCGGCCGAACGCTGGGCCTGGTCTGAGCTTATGCGCACCACAGCGACGCAAGCAGGCAACGCGCAGCGATCAGCCTCCAATATGGCGGCCGACGCGTCTGCCAACGCCGGTATCCTCACGCGCGTAGCTCGGTGGATCGCTGGTGAGCTTGGTATGACGACGGCGACTGAGACCCAGGACGCCGCACGCACCGCCGAGCAAGCGACTCAGGATACCGTGGCCAAGACATCAGCCATCTTGTCAAACACCATGCAGGCTCAGTCCTATGCCGCTGTCGGCGCAACGGCGGCTGGCGCGTCCGCAGCTGCCATTCCGATCATCGGGCCTGAGTTGGCGCCAGAAGCCGCCGCAAGCACCTATGCGGCGCTTGAGGCGTTCGCAGGACTAGCTTCAGCGGAGGGTGGGTGGTCCGAGGTTCCCGAGGACGGTGTGATTACTGAGCTACACAAGAAAGAGATGGTGCTGCCGGCGAGCATCGCTGATCCGTTGCGACAGGCTATCCCGATGATTTCCGCCTCACTGCCCACGTCGAGCTATAGTTCAGGTCAGATGGGCGGCGAAGGGGGCGGCGTCCACCTGAACTATGCTCCCGTGCTTAATCACAATGGCCGAGGACCGATGTCGAAGCAGGAAGCTCAGCGGTTCTACGCCAGCCATGGAGACGTGATGATGCAATACTTGGCCAATGCGCGTCGCAACGGGAGGATTTAACCATGGGTGTCTATGCCTATGATGGCTTCTCCCACTATGGTTCGGTGAATGACCTGCTCGCACGCTCGGGCAAACTTCAATGGACTCAAGCCAACGAAGTCAGTGTTAACCAGGGAGGTCCAAATGGGATCGGCAAGTCGATCCTGCTTCAGGGCACCAACGCGGGTGCGATCTTAACAGCAGCGTGCTCAAGTAGCTTTGATGAAGCCTTCTTTGGCGCTCACCTCTACATCACCCCCTCACCATTCAACGTCGGGAACAGCGCCACAGTCACGGTCAAGGACCTTAGTACTCAGCAACTTCAGATTTACCTAGACGCTAACACTGCGTCTATCAGCGTCTATGACCATTCTGGTACTCAGGTCGGATCGACTGCACCCGCCGCGTTCCCGATCAATGCGTGGTTTATGTTTGAGGTGCATCCGCACATCTCGACAGGTGGCGTAGAGGTCAAGGTCAACAGCGCAACTGTGCTGACGCTTTCTGGTAAGTCGTTTAATGGGTCGGGTAACAACCACTTCAACCTCATTAGCTGGACCATCAACGGCAGCTTCCTTTCGTCCAGTGGGTATTACCTCACAGACTTCTACCTCACAGACACCTCCATCGATCCTGGGCCGAACCCGCACAACTACTTCTTGGGCGACATTCGCGTGGAGACGCTGTTCGCAGTCAGCAATGGCGACACGATCACGTGGACGCCCCTTGCGAACACCAATTGGCAAGAGATCAGCGAGACTGCTTTCGACGGCGACTCCAGCTATAATGATACCTCGACGGTCGGTAACATCGATCTGTTCCATTTCGCGCAACTGCGAAACACGGTCAATAATGTGATTGCCGTCCAGCTGACTGGGGCTTATCGAAAGGACGACGCGAACAACCACACTATCGCTCACCAGATCAAGATCAGTGGGACCGTGTATGCGGGTAGCAACATGCTGATGTCCAACACCTACACCTACCTGAGCGATGTGTGGCCCATCAATCCCAACACTGGCGGAGTGTGGGCGACGACTGACGTTAACGGAATGCAGGCAGGCTACGGCCTGAGCAGCTGATGGCAGTTCGTGTCTCTCAGTACTTCATTGAAGCAGCAGTCGGCGGGGGATACAGCCGTGTATCACAACAGGTCGGCGAGATACTCGTCCAAGGCGTTGGACAACGTTCCTCTCAGCTTGTTGCTGAGGTCGCTGTTCAAGGGGTGGGCCATCGTGTATCTCAGCAAGTTGCAGAGGTCGCTGTCCAAGGCCGCGGAATACGCGTCTCGCAGTTTGTGCTCGAGGTTCTAAGAACGAATAGGGAGATACCCGTGCCCGCGATATACCCAACGCTGATCGGCCTGACTTTCACCGTTATCAAGCGGCCGAAGTTCAGCACGGAGATCAGCTCGCACGTCAGCGGGCGCGAAGCACGCGTCGGCTACTACGCCAACCCCCTGTGGGAATTCGAGCTCTCCTATGACTTCATCCCGGACGCGCATCCCAACCTGCCCGGGTCATTCACCAGTGACCTTAAGCAACTCATGGGCTTCTTCCTCGCGCATCAGGGGCAGCTCATTCCCTTCTGCTTCAAGGACCCAGACGACAATACGGTGACCGCTCAGCCCATCGGCACCGGTGATGGTACCACATCGTCTTTCACGCTCGTGAGGACCTTCGGTGGAAGTGACGGCACGAGCACTGAGCCGATTGGTTATGCTGATCTGTCGCAGACCTTCAACGTCTATCTGTCGGGTGTCTTGCAGTCTCCCAGTTCCTACACCGTCAACCAGACGATCATGGGACAGCAGACGCTGAACTTCCTCACATCGCCGGCGTCAGGCAAGGCTGTTGCGGTCGACATGAGCTATTACTACGCCGTCCGCTTTGGCGAGGACACCAACGACTTCGAGAAGTTCGCCTACAAGCTATGGCAGCTCAAGAAAGTTCTCCTCCAGTCGATCCGGTCCGAAAATGCGCCAAGCTAGTTCAGCCCTCATTTCTTTCCTCCTGAGCAAGCAGCCATGCTGGCTCGCGGACCTGTTCACCATCACCTTACTTGATGGCACAGTGCTTCGGTGGACGAGCGCAGACCAGCCCATCACCTTTGGTCTGCACACCTGGGCGGCTCAAGGGCCAATGCTCCAACGGTCCAAGTGGAACATGGTCAACACCATCCAGGTTCCTGAGCTCAACATCAACATGATGGCCGGCAACGACTCAACCTTCAACGTCGGCAGCTTGAACATCAAGCAGTATATGCACAACGGCGGCTTCGACGGTGCAAGGCTGCAGCTCGAGCGCGCCGTCATGCCTGTGGCGTCAGGCTTTGGCAACACAACGCTTGGCACTGTCGTCATCTTCAACGGTCGAGTTAGCCAGACGAAGATCAACGCCGTCGGCGCAGAGATCACGGTTAAAGGCGATAACGTCCTCTTTAATCAGTACCTGCCACGCAATGTGTATCAGACGAGCTGTCTGCATACGCTTTACGATGTAGGTTGCACCATCAACGCGGCATCGTTCACCTCTTCAGGAGCGGTCGACACAGGCTCCACAGCTCGAGTCGTCCTGTGGGCTACTCCCCCCGCCAACATCTCAAAGTACCAGCTTGGATATATCCGCTTCACGTCGGGAGCGGCGGCGGGCTCGGTGAGGACGATCCGAGCCATTAGTGGAAGCAACGGGCTAGTGCTTCCCTACCCGCTCTATGCAGCACCGTCTGCTGGCGACACGTTCCAGGCAACCTTTGGGTGCGATAAGACTCAGGCGACGTGCAGCGGCACCTTTAGTAACAGCCAACACTATCGCGGGTTCCCTTATGTTCCCTCAGCCACTCTCGCTTTCTGACCCCGGGATCTCCGACGAGGAACGCCAGCAGCGAGAAGCTGTGGTGGCTGAAGCTCGCTCGTGGATGCGCACGCCGTATCACTGGTTGGCAGATCAGAAAGGCGTTGGTGTCGATTGTGCGATGCTTCTTGTCCGCGTGTATGTGGACACAGGGGTTCTGGCGCCCTTCGATCCGCGTCCCTACCCACCGATGTGGCACCTGCATCGCAACGAGGAGAAGTTCCTTGGCTGGTTGTTCCAGCTGGGGCAGGAGGTAGAACGTCCTCGCGTCGGAGATGTGGTCATCGCCAAGTTCGGCAAAGTGTTCTCTCATGGTGCAATCGTGGTCAACGAGCGACAGTTGATACACGCACACCTCGACGAGAAGACCGTGCTGTTGCTCGACTTACATCACCCAGTTTTTGAGACCCGCAAGATCCGCTTCTTCAACGTCTGGAGCAAGCCCAATGCACCTGTTTAAGTCGGGCAAGACCAAGCCCACTTACACATCGCTTCAGCTCAACACGAGTGCTCTGGGCGTCGGCATCGCCATCGTCTATGGCCAGGCTGCTGTAGCTGGCAACCTGATCTGGTACAACGACTTCCAATCCCATTCGTCTGGCGGCGGGGGTGGCAAAGGGGGAGGTGGCGGCAAAGGAGGAGGCCAACAGACATACTCAGCCGCGACGATCTTGGCGATCTGCGAAGGCCCAATCCAAGGGTATGGCTTCGTCTGGTCTGGCAACGATGCTCACGCCTCCCCAGGTGATTTGGGCTTCACAACCTTCCTGGGCAGCGCTTCGCAGTCGCCGTGGTCCTACACGGAGAGCGTCCACCCGGATCAGGCGTTGTCCTACTCGTTGACAGCCTACGTAGCCAACTCCAACACTGACTTGGGCTCGTCGGCGATGATTACCAACTACGTCTTCGAGGTGTTGGGTTTCTTCGCGGGGTCACAGGCCGGCTACGCTGCCTACAACGATGTCAATATGGCAGACGTCATCCCGGACCTGCTGACCAACACCCAATATGGCCTTGGTCTACCCTCATCGGTCATCGGAGACGTCACCGCTTTTCGCACCTACACGCAGGCCATGGGCATCTTCATGTCGCCTGCCATCGATCAGCAAGAGCAGGCGACTCAGATCATTGATCGGTGGGCGCAGCTAACCAACTCGTGGATCTTCTGGAATGGCACACAGATCCAGTTCACTCCTCTAGGTGACGTATCTTGGTCGGGCAACGGCGCGACCTACACGCCGAACTTGACGCCGGTCTACAACCTCGACTACGCAGATTACGTCGCCAGCTCGGGATCGCCGCCGGTCGATGTGACGCGCACCGATCCTGCCGATGCTGCTAACTATGTCAAGATCGAGATCAGCGACCGAGTCGGCCGGCGTTATCAGGCGAGCCCCATCGAGGCCCGAGACCAGGCAATGATCGACCAGTATGGCCTGCTCACGGCGCCTAGCACTCAGGCCAAGGACATCTGCGATGTGAACGTGGGTAATACGGTCGCACAGCTGATCCTCAACCGCTACGTCTATATCCGCAACACCTACACCTTCACGCTTGGTCCTGAGTTCATCTTGCTTGAGGTCGGCGACATCGTGACGCTGACAGACTCCAACCTCGGTCTTTACTTGGTTCCTGTGCGCATCCGAGAAATCGAGGAAGACGAAAAGTTCAACCTCAAAGTCACGGCCGAGGAATTCCCCGCCTCTGTGGGGCAAGTCGCACTCTACACGCCGCAAGGATCATCGCAAGTCAACAATATGCCTTCGATCACGGCAAGCCCGGGGTCGGTGAACACTCCACTGATCTTCGAGCCTCCTCCTCAGTTGCTACCCAACGGTTTGCCGCAGGTGTGGGTTGGGGTGAGTGGAGCGTCTGCTGATTGGGGTGGTTGCGAAGTCTATCTGTCCGGCAACGGCACCAACTTCGATCAGATCGGCACGATCTATAATCGTGCGGGACAAGGCGTTCTTACCTCGACGCTTCCTGCGACCGCTGATCCTGATACCACCGACACGCTCAAAGTCAATCTCACCGAGAGCCTGACTACGATCATTCCGGGCGCCACCCATGCAGACGCGGACGCGTATCGGACGCTTGCCATCATCGATAGCGAGCTGGTCTCTTACGGCTCGTCCGCGTTGGGCACTTCGACCTATAACTACAACTTCACCTACCTCCGTCGAGGCATCTACGGCACGGGAGTCGCGTCTCACTCGACTGGTGCGCCGTTCTGTCGTCTAGACGACAAGATCTTTAAGTATGACCTGCCGCAAGAATACGTCGGCAAGACGATCTACCTCAAGTTCGTGAGCTTCAACATCTTTGGCTCCGCGCATGAGGATATCTCCGCGGTCACGGAGTATAGCTACACTCCAACGGGAGTGGCTTACACCATCGCGCCGCCTACGTCGCTCGCATTGTCCTCGAGTCGCATCACGCAAGCCGACGGCACGACACTCATTGAAATGAGTGCGAGCTGGGCCGCATCAGCCGGGCCGCTCCTGGGTAGCTATGACATCCAGTGGTCCGCCGACGGCGGTGCGACGTGGTCGCTTGACAGCTCGACAGGATCGCTCGCGACCTCAGCGACGCTTGCTCCTGCCGTCGCGAACACCAACTATCGCGTGCGCGTTCGCGCCATCAGTTCAAACGGGCTGGCTGTGAGCTCCTGGGTGACTTCTAGCGTGCTCAACTCAGGTTCGCTGGTGTTATCCCCGCCATCGGCGCCAACAGGCCTCACGGCAACGCCAGGACCCGCCAATGCCCTGCTCGCCTGGACGCCATCGACCGATCCGACTGTCTACTCGTACCAGGTGTATCGAGCACCTGGCGCGGGAGCAGTGTTCAGTTCGGCTGTCTTGGTCGGCACCGTCGCGGGTCAACCTTGGCTCGACGCGTCTGTGGCAGGCAGCACGACTTACACATGGTGGGTTGAGGCTGTCAACGCCGCCGGACCGAGTTCGCCAAGCTCGAGCGCAAGTTGCACCACAGGAGCAGGAGGAGGCGGCGGGGGGTCGGGAGGCATGTTGCCCCTGACGAATGGCGACACCGCGCCGTCGGGTGTCATCGTTGATCCGACCGGACAGGCAATAGGAGTGCTCTTCTAATGGGCCATAGCACAGTCATCACCGACTACCTGGGCTACGGGCTCGCAGCAGCTCGACCGGCCACGCCGAACATTCCCACAGGCTGCATGGCTTGGTGGTGGTCGACTGACACCGGCGTCTTGTCTGTGTGGAACGGCTCAACGTGGAGCACGTCTTCCTTCTCGACCTTGCCAGACGGTCAGCTCGTCGCCAACATCTCCGGTGGCGTTGCGTTGCCCACCGGCGTGTCCTTCACGGCGTTCCTCGACCACGTTATCAGCGCCACCGAGGGCGAGCTCATCGCTCGCACGCACACCGGGTGGGCCGGGCTTGGCGTCGGCACCAATGGTCAGGTGCTGCAAGCCGTCACGACGGGAACAGGGGTCGCTCCCCAGTGGGTAACGCCGACGCCTCGCTACATCCTGAAGACCTTCGTGCCCGGCAAGCTGACCGGGGCTAATCAGGTCGTCTTGTTCACCCAGACTGAGGAGGCGATAACTCTGCCAGCCAACGGGGGCGCCACGGGCTCAGGTGCTTCCTCTGTGGCGACATGCTCCGCGTCTTGCACAGGGAGCACCGTTTACACACTTCAGAAATGCCTCGCGGCTAATGATCCGACCAACAACTCCAATTGGGTGAACGAGGGGACGATCACCTGGTCAGCCAGCGGGTATCAAGGAACCTACTCTACTAGCGGTGTTGCTGTCGCGTTCGCCCAGTTCGACTATCTCCGGGTTCTCGGCCCCGCCACCCCGGATGCCACCCAGAGCGGCGTTGCTTTGGGCCTCGCGTTCAACGGCTGATAACTCAGGAGAAGCAAGATGGCTCGCGTTTTCACTGTCGTCTTCGAGAAGGTGTCCGTATCTGCTGCTCAAGACCTTGTCGGCATCTACACTGGCGCCAACGCCGCGATCAAGGTTCATTCCTTCGAGGTGGGCATGGACGCAGCGGCTCCCAACGCCCAGAACCTCAGCATCACGCTGCGGCGCATGAGTGGGACGATCACACCGGGCTCTGGCGGTGCTACGCCGACGCCTTCCCCGACGTTGCCCAACAGTGCGTCGCCACAGATTAACTCGGCGCACACCAACGATACGACACAGGCGACGCAGACGGGCGGCTCGTCGCTGAAGCTGCACGCCGGCGTGGTCAACCTGCTCAACGGCTACGTCTATATGCCTCCGCCGGATGACCGAGTCGTGATTGCGCCCAATCAGGCCCTTATCGTGTCGCTCGATACGTCGCCGGGTGCAGCCACTTCACTGACTGGCACGCTTGTTTACGAGGAACTCTGGTAAGAAAAGGAGGCCGGTCCGATGGCCCTACGTGATTGCGAGAGCTTCTCTTTCTCTCCGAACTTCTCGGATTTCATTACCTACGGAAAGCTTAGCGCCTATAGCACGAATGGTGGGTTCTATATTTACACCGGCGGGCCGTATGGCGACCCCTACTTGCAGTTGAGCGCTCAAGCGGGGGGAGGAGGCACGACCTCGGCTAACCGCACCTTTAACACCAAGCTGAGCACGTTCTTCTTTGGGTTTCGGTCGGCGGGATACATCGATGACAGCCGCATCGCTATAAGCTATTCCTTTGCTGATGAATTCGGGAACGAGCAATTCCACGTCTCGTTTGACATTTCAGGCAACCTTAGCGTGTGGCGAGGTGGCACGCAGCTAGGTTCCACCATCGCGGCGGTTGCGAACATGAGCGGCGCGGTGTGGGACTACTACGAGGTCAGCGGCGTGATCGACGCCTCGGCGGGCAGCGTTACCATCCGTAAGAACGGCGCGCAGGTCTTCACTGTCACCGGGGTTAACACCAAGGGGTCCAGCTCTTCGGGGTATGTGGCTCAGGTGTCGCTTTCGATGAACCGTCAGCTAACTGGCGCTGGCGGGACCTACTTGAAGTCCATGCACTGGTATTGGGGCGACAATACAGGTTCCGCTCCGTGGAACACGTGGCTGGGCGACAATCGCGTCTTCCGCAACTTTGCGACTGGCAACAGTTCGGTCCAATATACCCCGAACCCTTCTAGCTACTCGGTCACCAGCTACAGTGGCAACGGGGGGAATTTCAATCCTGGCTCTAACAACGTTGCCTATCAACGCATCAAGTCTGGTGTGGGGGGTACTCTCACTTCGGCTACTATCACCTTCGGTAGCAGCGGCACCGGCCACATTCAGGCTGCGGTGTATGCGGACACCAATGGACTGCCGACGGGGGCGCCTATCGATACCAGCGCGGTAATCACTAATCCTGGGTCCGGTGCGCAGACGTTCACCTTCTCCGGCGGCAAGCACATCCAGTCAGGCACTTACTACTGGGTGGCCATTCTCGCGGACTTTAACCCTAGTATCGGCTACAACTCGACCAACTCGTCTAGCTGGTATGGAACCCAGGGTCAGTCGTATGGGTCGGGCTTCCCGACTTCCACAGTGGCTTCCCTGGTAAGCAACTCCGGGGGCATCTACTGCCAGATGGGCGTGTCCTCCCCGTCCAACTACGACATCGCCAATATGTATCCGCCGATCCCGGCCACGGCTTATAATACGGACTATGTAGTGGGGCACGAGGACCTTTTCACTGTGGGGTCTATCCCGGCTACGTTAGGAGCGGTCCTTGGTATCAAGGTATCGGCGCTGGCGGCCAAGAATGACGCGGGCCTTCGACAGCTTCAAGCCGTCATCAAGTCTGGCACCACGACCGGGGCGGGCACGGCTACCTACCTGTCCTCTTCGCCTTTGTTTGTGGAATATATGGCGCAGACCGATCCCAATACTGGCGCTCAGTGGGGTCAGTCGGCGGCAGGTGCAGCACTGCCGGGCTACATCATCTACTCGTAAGGAGCACCGGTAATGGCCCAGCTATACTCGTCGGACAACCCGACTAACGGCTTTGACGCCACAACGGCTGGGTCACTACCTAGTGGCTGGGCCATCGCCACGGGTTCATGGAGTGCCGCGGCCTTTAGTGTTTTGCCCGGTCATTCTAACTCCCTTACATGCACTTCAAAGAATAATGGTGAAGGGGTTGTCTATACGGGTGCTGGGACAGCCGCAGATATCGACATGGTGTGGGGTCAGTATATCCCCACCATTTCCGGTAGCTGGGGGTCTGGAACTTATGGCATTGTCCGAAGCAATAGTTCTGCCACCGCTGGGTATGCGGTTACATTTAGTGCTTACAGTGGGTCAACCCCTTCTTTCAATGTATATAAGATAGTCAGCGGGACTTATACAAACATCAGCGGGGGTGCAGTAACAGGTGGCATTTCCGGGGTATCGGCTGGCAGTATTATGCTCATGCGCCTACGGGTGCAGGGGACTTCGCTTAAATTCCGATACTGGTTACTTGGTCAGGCGGAGCCTTCGACTTGGCTAATCAATATCACAGACAGTTCCGTCTCTGCCGCCGGGTATGCGGCCCTTAGCCAGAATACTCCTACCAACGGGTCCAACCAAGCCAATGCCAGTGATGTAGCCATCACTACCCTGTCTGGTTCCCAGTCCATCGATGTCACCTCCCTAACTCAAGGGTATTGGGCCGGTCAGACTGTAACGTTGTCGGGCACCTATTCAGGCACTACCCCTACCGCGTTGGAATACTCCATCGACGGCGGGTCCTACGTCAGCGCTTCGTCCCCGACCATCAGTGGCGGCAACTGGTCGTTCTCGCTGACTCTGGCTTCTACGGCTGGCACCCACACCATCTCGGTGCGTGACACTTCGACGCTGGTCAGCGGCGCGGGTATCTTGTATATCAAAGCTCTGCCGAGCGGGGTGTCAAGCTATGACACCACGATCTTATATGACAACCCGGTTGCCTATTGGCCGATGAAGGAGACTTCCGGGTCTACTATCACCGATCTGGTAGCCGGGCTTAACGGCACTGTTAGTGGCGCAACGATCAACCAGTCATCGTTGAGCGCGGGCCTTGGCCCTAGCATCCTTATGGGGACAAGCGCGGACGTCACGGTGCCCAGCTCAGGCACTCCCGCAATCTTTAAGCCGACCGGGTCGTGCGAAGCGTGGATCAAGCCCTCGAATGTCAGTAGTTCCGGCAATTGGTTCGCTTACAACGGCAACAGTGGATGGCGCACGCGTGTAACAGGCAACCAGTTCCAGCTTCTCGTCAATGGGGGGAGTTACGACCTAAGTGGAGGAAGTGCTTCTGCAGGAACTGCCTACCACGTAGTCTTCACGGCGGACTCGTCGGGTCAGTATCTATACGTCAACGGGACCTTGGTTGCAAGCAACACCAATAATGGCAGTCACGGCACGACTAACAACGGGTTCCTGCTTGGCGGCGATGGTGGCTTTGGTGAGTGGTATCAGGGCAATATGTCCAATGCCGCCTTGTATAATTACCGCTTGTCGTCGGCGCAGGTCCTCGCACACTACCGAGCAGCCCAGGCTCCGCTCACCCTTAATGCCCCCGTGGAGGTCGATCCGGGCGCTACTGCTACATTTAGCGGCACCTACACTGGCACCGCCCCAACAGGTATCGACTACTCGTTAGACAACGGCACCACGTGGACCACAGGCATCACTCCGACCGCAAGTGGCGGCAATTGGTCGATCACGTTCACCGCGCCGTCTGCGGGGACCTACACAGTTCTAGCGCGCAACAGCACCACTCTGTATGTGTCTAACTCGCAGACGTGGAAGGTTGCCTATACCTCAGCCGTAATTTACGAAATGTCGGCGGAGGTAGTCGCTAACAATCCTAACCCCTACGTGGGAGTAGCGGGGCTCATCTCCGAAGTAAT